CTTGAAGATGGGTAAGAAGCTTATATGTAACAAGAGTGTTTATTTGCATCACATAGGTCAGCAAACTGGGCGTAAGGTGCATCCTGAGACCTGGGATTCTGCGGAGATGCAGGAGACTAGTTATAATCAGTTAATTAGGAAGCATGGAGTAAAGGCTTGGTACCAAACCTATTGTGGAGGCTGGAATCTAGTTAAAAGTACCGTGAAAAGTTTAGAAGGAATGAGCGAAGATGATTGGCTAGAAGAGAGGATTAAGCCTTATAAAGGTAACGGAGCTGTGGGAATGAATGTAGGTTGTGGGAGTAGAGATGTGGATCTAGGGGAGTTAAGGCTTATAGATTTAGATATAGCCAAAACTGGAGAGTCAGGAGTGGGTGGAAGAAAGTTCTCTGGCGCTGAGCCGGAGATTGTTTCTAATGCTCTTAGTCTTCCTATACAGAATAATGGGTTAGATTTTATTATAGCTCTTCACTTGTTTGAGCATCTTGTAGATCCACTTGAAGCTTTGCAGGAGTGGAAGAGGGCTTTACGAGAGGACGGTCATTTATTCCTTTCTATTCCAGATCATAATAGAACTCCTACAACTATGCTAGATTGCAGTCATGTTCATGCCTACACACCGCTTAGTGTGTCTAGATTGTTAGAATCTGATGGCTGGGAAGTACATAATTGTGATAGCTTAAGCTGGGGGGTTATAGTTTGCGATGCTAGTCCTGGAAAGGAGGCTGAGTAATGCTTTCTCTAGGAGTTTTCTATAACGCAGAGATTCGTAATAATGGTACTCCTCGTAGAGTAACTGAGGCTTTACATAGAGCTGGTTATACAGACGCAGGTATGAAACGGTACAACAGGCCTCCGTATGATGATGAAGTTGCCTCTCATGACCTATACATAACCATAGATGATGGCCGGGACGACATAGAGTTTGTGCCGCCTAAGCCTAACGCCTGTTGGTTAGTAGATACACATCTTGGCTATGACTCTAGGCTTAAGTGGGCCAAGCAGTACGATACGGCCTTTGTGGCTCAGAAGCCAGCAGTAGAGAAGATGAAGCAAGATGGAGTCGAGAATGTGCATTGGCTCCCGTTGGCTTGTTTGCCTTGTGTAGATCCTAATCTAGCTGAAATGCGCCAGGCCGATATACTGGACGAGGTTCCTGAAAAGGATTGGGATGTATCCTTTGTAGGATTTATAAATAGAGGAATTGAGGGTGGTGGAGGGAATAATAGGATAGAGTATATAGACAGGATCTTTAGCGAGTTCCCGAACTCTTGGCTAGCTTTTAATAAGTTCTTTGAGGAAGCTGCTATTAGATCTGTAAGGTCTAGAGTTAGCTTTAATGTATCTATCCTAGATGATCTTAATATGCGCTTCTTTGAGACTATGAGCTATGGAACATGTCTAGTCACAAACCGGGATGTTGTGGGATGGGAGGATCTTGGCTTTGTAGATGGAGAGCATTTCCTAGGCTATGAAGGCGAAGAAGAAGCTATTGAGAAGATTCGATGGGCTTTAGATAATCCTATGGAGAGGGAAACTATAGCTAAAGAAGGTCATATTAAGGTTCGTGCAGAGCATACGTATGAACATAGGGTTAACCAGATGTTGGATACTATAGGAGTTTAAGAAATGGCTGTTAAATCAGATCAGAATACGGGTGCATGTACTGCTTACTTTAATGACGACGTGGCGGCCACGGACATATTGGTACAAGCTGGAGAGACTTTACTGTATAGTGTTAGCCTACATAATACTACTGCTGCGGATGCGTTCTTCCTATTGTATAACGCTGCTGCTGTCGCGGATGTGACTGTAGGCACTACCGCTGCGGACTATATTATTCCCAACGGTGCTAATGCTATAGTGAATATGAGCTTCTCTAAGCCTTTGCATTTTGCTAAGGGCTTAGTAATAGCCTCTACTACAGCTACTGGAGGATCTAGCGGAGCTGCCCAAGACGCCAGTCTTGGAATAGCTTAACTTTGTTGAATTTTTCCACTAAGGAGGATATGTAATGCCTGTGAGTATACTCCCTTCGGAGGAGAAGCTGGAAAAGAGTCAGAGTAGGGATATGACTAAGGGTGTCCCTGTAGCCTTTGATGCATCTGAAGAGGCCGTAGTGATGACCAAGTATGTGAGTATGGACCCTCATAGGGCGGATTTTAAGCCTGAGGGTGAATGGTTTGAGCAGATTACTTCAGATCTTGGAGGTAAGGGTAAGAGCCTTAGGATTACTGTAGAGGGGGATAATGGAGAGCCTAGGGGAGTTACTATTCATGATGGACTGATTATAGATATAGTTGGTACGTATAGTGGTATAGTGGGTATTGTGCCCGGCCAGCCTCCTATGACGGAAAGGCAGGCTGAGGACTTTACGGAGGCTAATGGAACTAGGATTCCTAGGTTTCAGAAGTGGGATTTTAGGGTTAAGGGTGTGTTGAAGACTAATGGTCCTCAGGCTAGAGAAGCGTTGCATAGGAACGAGGATCAGAAAGTAGCTGACTCTAAGGATGAGATGTTTAAGGCCTTTAAGGAAATGTTTTCGGCGGGCCAGCTTGCTATGAATAAGACGGGTGAGCTAGCTCCTAGCAGTGAATCTGTGCTAAAGGCGGGCATAAAGGCAACGGCTAAATGAGCGATTTTAAGGAACTAAAAGACACTGTCATACGTTACGCAGGGCAGGCTTCTGGAGGAGATTTTGAGAAGCTAGTTACTGTAACTATGAATGGGGTCTATAGACGATTGCTAGATATGTCTAGAGTTCCTCATGAGCATAGAGAGTTTTCTCTTACTACCGTGGCGAATACTAAGAAGTATGGAATGCCTTTGTATGTACGTAGAGTTACAAATATAGAGGATACTGATAATAAGAGATCTATTTGGGCTACGACTGATAGAGCCTACGATAAGGCTTACCCTGGGTATACTAGTACTGGAACGCCTAGTGAAGCTTTCGCATTGGGTGTGAGAGGAGTGCAAGCTTATCCAGCTAGTGATGGGACACTAAGTGTGGTGAGTGATGTGGCTACTGATACAGGGGCTAATTATAAAGTTAGAGTGACTGGGTTTAATACTAGTGGAGTGTTGGTAACTGAGCTAGTTACTATGGATGGTACTAATGCGGTGGACACTTCCAATAGCTACGATTCTACACTAGGCATTGAAAGAGTTACTAAGTCCCCTGCTTCAGGAATTACTTTTGCTGGAAATATAACAGTTAAGGATGATGATAGTAATACTATATCTATTATCCCTCCATGGTGGATGTCTCCTGACTACGAATGGATACAGTTTAGACCTATTCCTGGAGAGGCTGTAACCTATACAATTAGGGCTGAGATGCGAAAGCCTCCTTTGGTTAATGATACTGATTGGCCTGAGATTGATCAGGAGTATCATGACTTGTTAGTTTGGGGGACTACAAAGGATCTTCTTCCTGCATTAGGTAAAGGCCCTACTGGTGATAGACATAGAGCCACCTTTAAGGATAGAATGGGTGAGTTTCTAGCTTTTAAGGATCCTACAGAGAATCATATTTGGGTCTTTTCTAATGTTCAGTCTAATCCTATTAGAGCTCATAGAGGCCCTAGACCTTTGATTACTGGTGTAGATGTGATATGAGGAGGGTTTATGGATAGCTTAGCTATTAGCTCCCGTATTGCAGAGTCTGCTATGGTTGGGTTAATTAAGACTAATACTATGAGTGTACTTATAGTTCCTCATCCTACGGACGATGGATGGCAAGGACAGTTTAGTTTGAAGTGTAAGGGAATTCCTGATAGCGATGAAGGCAAGCAGTTTCTCATGGCCTTACTGATTAATACTTTAGACAGTATGGATTCTTGCGATGGCTGAACCTAGGGTAGGTGAAGAATCTGTAACTAGCCAAATCTTTCGGGTCAGGGGACAAAGGTCTAGGTGGAGATATCCAGATCAGAACCTTACACCTGAGAATTGCGAGATTCTTAGAGATGTAAATCTATCTGAACGTGGAGTAGCTAATAGCCGACCAGGTTATATAGCTTACAGCCCGGATCAGCTTAGTGGAGGCGAGGCTGTGGTAGGATTATTTGATCTGACTTTTAGTGGTGACTCTAATAAGAGAGTAGTTATCACTCCCACTAAAGTTTATACAGATACTGGTTCTGCTAGAGTAAATATTACTGGTACGGCTTTGTCTGGAGGGGCGGATAACAAGATTCATGGAGTGTTTATAAAAGATCAGTTTGTGTTTAGTAACTCTGTAAACACAGTACGGAAGTGGAATGGGAATGATAGTACTCCTACTAATACTTCCGACTTAACTACTGTGCCTTGGACTAAGGTTGATGGGTTATTCTTACATAAAAACTTATTAATGATTTGGGGACCCACTGAGAGTAGTACTAAGTATAATACTAGAATTAGATGGTGTGATATTAATAGGCAGACGTACGCAGTAGATATAAACACTTGGCCTGATACTAATAGGTATGAGATCTATGACGGTGGAACTCCTATAGTAGGCTGCGTAGACAACTGGGGGTTGGCTCTTATATTTAAGAGCGATGGTTTGTACCAGGGAGAGATTTTCTATGATCCTATAGGGCATATAGATTTCCGCCTTGGTAAGCCTATAAGAGGATTTTCTCCTATAGCTAGTAAGAGCTTAATTGCAAGACCAGAGTTTGTTTTTGGAGTGGCTCAGGAAGGGCTATTTATTATTAGGCCAGATTTGAGTTTTACTTTAGTTAGTTCTGATGACTCTACAGAATGGTTTAACCTGAATCAAGATAGGTTGCAGTATGCTCAGTCTTTCGTGTCTGAAAGGGATCATCAAGTAAGGACTATTATTTCTTCTAGTGGCAATACTAATAATCAAGATATAGTTTTAGTTTGGGACTGGGATACTGGAGACATTTGGATAGATAGGCCATCTCATAAGCTTAATTATGCAGAGAAGCTTCTAGTTAGTGGAGAAGAGTTTCATTGGACTGGGAGTTCTACAGGGTATTTATATCAAGGAAATAAGATTACCTATTTAGATGATGCAGGAACTGGTTATAACTGGCGTATTAAAATGAGTCCTAACGACCTAGGCCTGCCTGGTAGGCAGAAGCATATCCTTAACGTAAGGACTTTCCATAGGAGACGTGTTGGTCAGCAAGATATAAGCTTCACAGTTCATATAGATCAAGGCCGAGAACCTAGTGTTAATGGAACTCTAGCTGTTGCTCAAACTTCTAAATGGAATGCAGGACGAAAATGGAGTACTGGAGAATCTTGGCCTGGAGCTTCGGCCCGTGTTACGGACTTCTTTGTAGATAGAATGTGCGAGACTATGGCTCCCGAATGGGTAGGCCAAGGCCCATCTGGTATTGAGGGATATATAGTTGAATATATCCCCCTTGAAGGTTAATCTACTTTGTTGAAATATTCAACCAAGGAATTTAGCTATGGCTTCTATTGTTGACCCTTCGGTTGCGTTACCTGTTGCTGGAGATGACCAAGATGCTGAGCAGATAACTGACTGGATAAATGCTATTAAGTCGTTTGTGAATGGGTCTAATGCAGATGAGGAAAATGTAGATCTAACTGGAAC